GCAGAAACCGTGGATCAGGCCCGAGATGTGATGGTTTTTGGTGAAAGCGGGATCATCGCATGTTCGCCGCCCGACCGGGTTCCGGAATGGAAGCCGACATTGAAGCAACTGGTTTGGCCAAACGGCGCCATCGCGCAGGTCTTTTCCGCATCCTCGCCGGAAAGTCTGCGAGGGCCGCAGTTTGATGCGGCCTGGTCGGACGAGCTGGCAAAGTGGAAGAAGGGGCGCGAAACCTGGGACATGCTGCAATTCGCCCTGCGATTGGGAGATCACCCGCAGCAGATCGTCACGACAACGCCGCGCGATGTGAAATTGCTGCGCGAAATTCTGGCGGAGGACAGCACGGTTCACACCCGCGCGCCGACCTGCGCAAACGAGGCCTATCTGGCCAAGAGTTTCCTTGAGCATGTCGAAGTGAAATACGGCGGCACGCGGTTGGGACGACAGGAACTGGACGGCGAATTGCTGACATCTGCTGAGGGTGCCTTGTGGAACCATGAGGGGCTGGACCAGCAGAGAATTCAAGAGGCGCCGCAACTCGATCGCATCGTTGTGGCCGTTGATCCGCCGGTGACAGGGCATGCGGGATCCGACGAATGCGGGATCATTGTGGCCGGTGTGGAGATGGCGGGACCGCCACAGGATTGGCGGGCCTATGTGCTGTTTGACGCCAGTCATGCGGGTGCGCCTCAGACTTGGGCCAATACGGCGTTGAATATGGCAAAGCGGTATTCCGCGGATCGGATCGTGGCCGAGGTCAATCAGGGTGGTGATCTGATCGAGACGCTGCTGCGCAACACCGATCCGATGGCCAGCTACAAGGCAGTACGCGCAACGCGGGGCAAATCCGCGCGGGCGGAGCCGGTTGCGGCATTATACGAGCAGGGCCGCGTGTTCCACATCGGCCATCTCGGTGCATTGGAAGACCAGATGTGTGCGATGACGATGAAAGGTTATGGCGACAAGGGAAGCCCCGACCGCGTGGATGCACTGGTTTGGGCGATCACCGAGCTCATGATCGAACCGGCTGCACATTATGCGCGCCCCCAGATTCGCGGGCTTTGAACGGCGCAATTTCAGACAATTTTCAGATAAACAGGAGCCGCAAATATGGTATTTGACCTTTTTCGGACCAAGCAGGCTGTGCCGACGGAAGTGAAGGCTTCGGCAGCGCAGCCGCTGGTTGCCTTTCATGGCAACGGCAGGGCTGCTTGGTCGCCGCGCGACATCAACAGTTTGATGCGCAACGGTTTTGCTGGCAATCCGGTTGGATTCAGATGTGTCAAGATGGTGGCGGAAGCCGCAGCGGCGGTGCCGCTGATCCTGCAGGATGGAACCACGCGATTTGATACGCACCCGATCCTCGATCTGCTGCGCCGTCCGAATGAAACCCAGTCGTTTCCGGAGTTGCTGGAGGCGTTCTATGGGCAGTTGTTGCTGTCCGGTAATGGGTATCTTGAGGCGGCGGGCGTCTCTGAAGAGCAGGCCACACCGCAGCAGATCTATGTATTGCGCTCTGACCGCATGCGTGTGGTTCCAGGGCGAGATGGCTGGCCTGTGGGGTTTGAATACTGCGTCGGGTCGCGCAAGCATCGGTTCAACATTTCCGGTCTGAACTCCCCTATTCTGCACTTGAAATCCTTCCATCCGCAGGATGACCACTATGGGTTTTCACCCTTGCAAGCAGCGGCCTCGGCGATTGATGTGCATACATCCGCGAGCCGGTGGTCCAAGTCGTTGCTCGACAATGCGGCGCGGCCATCGGGGGCGATTGTCTACAAGGGCGCAGAAGGCCACGGGACGATGGCGAACGAGCAGTATGATCGTTTGGTGGATGAGTTGGAGACCAACCATCAAGGCGCACGCAATGCCGGGCGTCCGATGTTGCTGGAAGGCGGTCTGGACTGGAAACCGATGGGTTTCTCTCCATCAGACATGGAGTTCCAGAAGACCAAGGACACCGCGGCGCGCGAAATTGCGCTGGCGTTTGGCGTGCCGCCCATGCTTTTGGGGCTGCCTGGTGACAATACATATGCCAACTATCAGGAGGCAAACCGGGCCTTCTATCGGTTGACGGTATTGCCTCTGGTCAACAGGGTCGCCGGCGGACTGAGCAATTGGCTGCCCGGATGGTTCGGTGACAATGCCGAGATCAAGCCTGATCTCGATGGCATTCCGGCACTGGCGCTGGAGCGTGATGCGCATTGGTCACGCATTGCATCGGCTGAATTCCTGACGGCCTCGGAGAAGCGGCGTATGTTGGGTTTGCCTGCGTTGGCAGAAGATGAATGACGGATGGCAAGCCCAGGGCGGGCGGGTCTCGATATCTTTATGAACCCTTCGACGCCACGGCTGCGAAGGTCGAGACGATTGAAAAAGTCAACGAAGAGCGTTGGCGAGGCCTTGAGCGCCGTCTGACAACCATCGAGTCGATGCTGGAGCGGGTTGAACGCAGGCTTTGGCTCGCGGTCTATGGGATCGTCGGATTTGTTCTGACCCGCAGCATCTACGAATTCATTCAGCTCAACACACAATAGAGGTTTCGATATGATAAATCTGACTGGCGCATTCGGTGCGCCGGAGACGAAATTCGTGCGCCTTGGCAGCACGATCGATCTGAAGGAGGACAACCGCATCGTCGGTTATGCCTCGCTGTTCGGCCTGAAGGACCAGGGTGGGGATTGCGTCGAAAAGGGCGCTTATGCCGACCACCTGAAAAACCTCGGAAATGCCGGACGCACGGTCAAGATGCTGTGGCAGCATGATCCGTCCCAGCCGATTGGCGTTTGGGATGAAGTATTCGAGGATCAGAAGGGGCTGTTTGTATCTGGCCGCATTCTGGAAGACGTTCGGGCTGGTGCGGAAGCGCTGGCCCTCTTGCGAGCGGGCGCGATTGACGGTTTGTCGATCGGATACAAGACCGTTCGCGCCGAAAAGACCTCTGGCGGGGGCCGCAACCTGCGCCAGGTCGAACTTTGGGAAGTCTCATTGGTCACGTTTCCAATGCTTCCCGAAGCGCGGGTGAAAGCTTCGTCAATTGACGAAGATGATGCACTCGCGCGGGCGTTGGCAGACGTATTCAACACTGCCAGCACAATGCTGACGCGCGAGTAACGTCAGTTTCACCACTCTTTCAAAGAGGATCATTGATGAAGAAGTCCGAGACAAAGTCGCGGGCCGGGACACCTGTGCCCGATCTGCATCCGGCCGAGGAGGTGAAATCCGCCATGGCCGGTTTTCTCAACGAATTCAACTCATTTCAGTCTGAACTTAAATCCCGCATCAAGGAACAGGAAGATCGTTTAACCATGCTAGATCGCAAATATTCTGCCGCAAACCGGCCCGCTCTGTCGTTCGCTTCCGAAAATGACGCACCTCACCAAAAGGCATTTGACGCCTATCTGCGGAATGGTGACGAGGATGGTTTGCGCCACCTCGATCTGGAGGGCAAGTCCCTGAGTACGTCGGTTGCCGCCGAGGGCGGATACCTGGCCGATCCTCAGACAGCCGAGCGCATTTCCGGCGTATTGTACGGTGCGTCGTCGGTGCGCTCGATTGCCAATGTGGTATCCGTCGATGCCACGGCGTTTGACGTGCTGGTGGATCACACGGATATCGGTGCCGGTTGGGCGTCTGAGACTGCGTCCAGCACGGAAACCTCGACCCCGCAGATCGATCGCATCTCGATCCCTCTCCACGAGTTGTCCGCATTGCCCAAAGCGTCGCAACGTCTGCTGGATGACAGCGCGTTTGACGTTGAAGGCTGGCTGGCAGAGCGCATTGCCGACAAGTTTTCACGCTCGGAATCGGATGCGTTCGTAAACGGGAATGGCGTGGACAAGCCCACTGGTTTCCTGAGCTATCCGACTGTTGCGAATGACAGCTGGACCTGGGGCAATCTGGGTTATGTGGCGACTGGTTCCGATGGTGATTTCAACCCGGTTGATCCTTCGGACGCGATTGTCGATCTGGTCTATGCTGTTGGTGCGCGCTACCGCGCCAACGCGACATTCGTCATGAACTCGAAAACGGCAGGTGCGGTACGCAAGATGAAGGACGCGGATGGTCGCTTCTTGTGGTCCGACGGTCTGGCGGCAGCTGAGCCTGCGCGTCTGATGGGCTATCCGGTCCTGATCGCGGAAGACATGGCGGACATTGCAAGCGATGCGACGGCGATTGCCTTTGGTGACTTCCACGCCGGCTACACGATTGCCGAACGGCCGGACCTGCGCATCCTGCGCGATCCGTTCTCGGCCAAGCCGAATGTGTTGTTCTATGCAACCAAGCGCGTTGGCGGCGACGTCAGCGACTTTGCGGCCATCAAGCTGTTGAAGTTCGCAGTCAGCTAAGCAGAACCGGCCCTTTGGGTCGGGAGCGAGACGGCTTTCCCTTGCGGTGCAGGGGGAAGCCTCCATTCCCGCATTGCTTTAACTTGCTGCTCCGCACCCCCACAAGTGGTGCGGGAATGGTCACCATGAGTATGGGAATGGTGCTTTGACCAGGCGGCGATGCTGCCGGGTCCGCGCACGCAACGCGTCCTGAACCAATCATCTGCCCCCCTGAGGGACGACGTCGGCGGCAGACCAAAGCTCGCAGAATTTCAAAATGCGCAAGGCAGCGACCGGTGGCCTGGCCCTGAGGGCAACAGCACCGAAACCGCAGTACTTTGAGTAACTGGCAATGTGCCTACAGGAGATAATTGATGGATCTCAATGAATTGTCCGCCGTTCCGTCCGCAAGCCTTCCCGGGCAGGAAATGGCAGATCATCTGCGGTTGGGCAGCGGATTTACCGATGACGGCTCTGAAGACAGTGTTCTGGAGGCCTATCTGCGCGCGGCATTGTCTGCGGTTGAAGGCAGAACGGGCAAAGCGGTCTTTCAAAGGCGGTTTTCGTGGACGCTGTATTCCTGGAACTGCCCTGACTGGCAGGGGCTGCCAATCGCTCCGATCTCGTTGATCGAGAGTGTGACGCTGACGACGGCGTCGGGCAGCCCGACGGTGGTTGATCCCGCGACCTATCGGTTGATGCCGGACCGGCACCGACCGGTACTGAAATCCCGTACGGGCATCCTGCCAGGTATTCCCAACGGGGGCAGTGTGACCTTGGTCATGGAGGCCGGGTTCGGCCCATCCTGGAGTGACATTCCGGCCGACATCCAACAGGCCGTCAAGATGCTGGCTGCGATCTATTTCGATCATCGCCATGGCGTGATTTCGCGGAGCGAATCCATTCCCATCGGCATTGAGGCTTTGCTTCAGCCGCATATGCATATGCGGCTG